GCCTTCTTCTTAATATCCTCAATGGAATAAGAATCGGGCTGAAGTTCACTCCATAACTTCATGTTTGCTTCACCTTGTTCTTGTGCGAGTGACCATGCACTTGTCACATAATCTTGGTTGCGTTGAGCTTGATCTTGGAGATAACCCTGTGCCATCTCTAAAAGTTTGAATCGTAGTTCAAATGGATTAGACATAATGTCCTTTCTGTGTGTGTTAATGTGTGTAATGGAAGAGTTCTTCTGTTCCCAAGTGACTCCCCCTCAGAGGACATTCCTCTAACTCGGCTATATGTTACGCAGCGAGTGCGTAGGCATATGCAGGTGTATAATCGTTGTTATTTGCGATTATGGTTTTGATGAAGGTCATCACCCTATTTGTTCTCTCTGATACTCTCTCTCACAATCGAAATCTATTTCAGCCCCATCAACGAATCATATTAAACCAAAATACACTACTGCATATATGATTCCACAACATATCAACAATGATATCATAGTCCATATTGCTAATTTTTCCATATGATCCTTTGGTGGAGCTGATCGGAACTGCCCCGATGTCTTATAAGATACCCTCTCAGGTCATCAAACAAATTCTTAAAAACTTTGTTTCCAATTTTTATGACACGCCATTAATTTTGCGTGTATTTTTTTTCTTTCAGTAGGATTATATTTCATAGAATCGAACTCGCGTCTTAACTGCTATCCATATATGTCAACAGTATCATTACTATTTATCATACAATTTTTTGGCTTCCCAAATTTTATGTACCCAATCATCTCTTTTTTCTACAAATAACTGAGGTTGTTCATTTTCTACAGCAATTATTATTACTACTTGTGGTACTGGTATCCTAGTTAATTCCTCATACGCAATTGCATAAAATGATCCTTGTGCAAAATAATTCTCACACCATTCTTTCTTTTTAATTTTGTTACTAGTTTTATAATCAATTGCTGATAATGTGCCATCAAATTCTGCTATCAAATCAGTTCGACCAGCAATCTCAAAATGATTTGAATATAAAGCCAATTCTACTCCATGGATGTTATCGATTTTTTGGAGCGTTGGTTCAATCGTTTGGAATAATTCTGTAATGTGCGGCATTTCTCCCGTGAGATATCCGTCTTCGTTTTTGATATAGCTTTCACAGACAGAATGTAAGCTCGTTCCTCTGCGGGAAGCCTTACCGGAGATTTTGTTCGCTTCGGTTTCTCCAACGCGCTTTCGCCACTTCTGTATTGCAGCTTTGGAGAGCTCGCCAAGTACTGTTGTGATTGATGGATATAGTTCACCGGATGGAGTAACATAATTTCTTTTCCCATTAATGTTTTCAGTTCTCATACCAAAAGACAACTCAGGTCTATTGGCTAAATGTATAAATTTTTTCATTATTAATCTCGTACTTGAATTGTACTTCCTATATGAGCCTTTTTAATTGCGTTCAATTTATCATTAAAATTTTTATCAGTTTTTCTTATTCCCAATTTAACAGGGTCACCTATACCCGGAGCAGTTACTTTCATTTGTATTTTACCAGTTTCACAATTTTCACAAGGTTCACCTACTGGTATATTTCTTTTTGAGATACTATATACTTCTTCAAATTCATATTCACAATTTTCACATTTATAATCATATGTTGGCATTTACAGTCTCCGGCAATGATTTGAAAAAATATGCCATAATATAATGAAATATCACACTATGAACACCTTCTACAGTACCAACATCATGGTTTGGAACATGAACACAATCATATTTTCTACTTAATTCATTTTTTTCAGATTTCATACTCGTAAATCCCCATACAGTTATAGATTGTTGTTCTGCCCAATCTACTGCTTTAATAACATTTTTACTATTTCCAGAACAAGATATGGCAATTAACATATCTCCAATTTCTGCATTTACAGAAATTAATTGATTAACAAAAATATCATCATAACTTTCATCATTAGATGTAGCTGTTATAAATGATATATTATCACATAAAGATATTGCATAAATTCTAGGCTTTACTAATGGGTCTGTAATTGTTCCTTTAGACAAGTCTTGTGCGAAATGTGTTGCAGCCGAAGCACTTCCTCCATTACCTATAAGATAAATTCTTTTTCCACTTTGATATATTTTATTAACAGACTCAATAAATGATTCAACTTCTTTATGATTTACATTATCAAGAATATCTTTAACTTCTAATATATATTGATCTAAACTAACTAAACCCATCCATATCTCCTATAATTTAATATCACCTTAGAGCCATCACGTTCTAACATGAATGGCATTTCCTTATAATCTCTCAAGGCAAATCGTATCATTGTTTGCTTTTTTTGTGGCGCATATACCAATAAAAAACCACCTCCTCCGGCACCACATATTTTTCCACCCATTGCGCCAGCATTTACGGCGCTATCATACATTTTATCTATTTTTGGATTAGAAATTTTGTTTGTTAAATCTTTTTTTATACTCCAACTACTATCTAATAATTCTCCTAAAATATCTCTATCAACTTCTTTTTCAAAATCTAACGATTCTGCGACTACTGCCAACCCTTTGATCTTCATCAAATTGTCAAACACCTTTCCACTAATAATATTTCTTTTCTGATCTTTGAGAATAGTTTCAGATTTTCTTGTTATTCCTGTAAAATACAATGAAAGATTTAAACTTAATTCATAACGATCTTTGTTTGACAATTTCCATTTATTAACCCGCACTTCATCTTTTAAAAAATCTATTGTACACATTCCACCATAAGCCGCAATATATTGATCTTGCTTACCTATGGGTTTCTTTAAAATGTCTATTTCAATTTCACACGCCTCTTCAGCTAAACGTTGAGTTGATACCTGTTCTCCTTTAAATGTATATAAAGCATTCAATAATCCTACTAGAATACTAGAAGAAGATCCCAATCCAGAACCAGTTGAAGGAATATCAGCTAAAGTTGTTATTTCTATACCACCTAATATTCCTGTTTTGAGTAATGCTTCCCTAACTAATTCGTGTTTTAATTCATAGGGAGTTTTTACAGATTCTTTTATAGTCCAATTAACAACTATACGGTCATCAAATAATGGATTAACAATTACAAAAGTATATTTGTCAATGGCTGTACTAATTACCTTTCCCGGTTCTTGTACATAAAAATCCTTAAAATCAGACCCCCCTCCCAGAAAACTCACCCGTAATGGTGTTTGAACTACTATCATATTTGCCCCATTCTTTTAGAACTAATTTATAATCTTCTAGAGTTCCAATATCAATAATTTTTTGATTAGTCTCAAGTAATTTAATATACATTTTATTAATCAATCTTGGCATTATATCATATCCCATGTCAAAAGTCAAGTTATTGATGTAATCAAAAATTTCACAATTCAAAACTCCTATTCCAGAATTAGCCAAACCAAACAATCCATTCATATTTTTTGGTTTTTCAATAAAATGTTTAACTTTGTTGTTTGAGTCTATTGTGATAATACCTTTTTGCTCTGGTATATTGGTAGGATATGCAAAGGTGGTAAATATAGAATCATTTTTCTTTTTATGATATTCATATATACTTGATAACGACACATTAGTAGTAATATTATCTGCATATAATAAAAAAAAGTCTTCTTCCCCATCAACAAATGATTTATTTGTATATAATGTTCCGGCAGTACCCAATAATTCTTGTTCTCTAGTAAGAATAATTTCGGGTAATGATGTCCATGTTTTACAATAGCTTTCAATTTGATCATAATGTTTATGAGTATTAATTAAAACCTTTTCAATTCCTGTACCTTTCATATGATCTAGCCAATATTGTAAAAGGGGCTGGCCATTAATAGGTAATAAACATTTGGGGATAGTATCAGTTAATGGCGCCAATCTTGTTCCAAGACCAGCTGATAATAAAAAAGCTTTCATATATTACATTTATATTTTCGTCCACAAAAATCTTGTTCATAAAACTCCCCGGTCCAAGGCAAATCTATTGAGATTTCACTACCGGCAATTTTTAATCTAACATATTTTTGAGGATTACAATAAACTATAGTACCTTCCGTATTTGTTTTACGAGAATTTTCCTCACATAAAACTTTAACTGTTTTCATCAACTTTTTCTGCTTTGGGTGGGCGTCCTCTTCCGCGAACTTCCTTATAAGGTAATAAATTAGGAAACGCTTCCTGAACTATTGCATATGTTAATCCGTTATAATGTTTTTCTAATTCTCCATCTTTCATCCAAACAATTACATCTGCTTCTGATTCATGTATGGCTTCCAAAAATTGTACGAACAACATTTCTCGTTTATTTTGTGCTAATGTATCATGTCCACCTTCCACAAAAAGATAAAGCCTTCTTATTTCTGGTCCCAATGTTGCTGTTTGATATCCTACTGGAACGTCTTGCCGAGTAAACGGTGGAGCGCCTTCAGGCAAAGTAAACTTTATATTTTCATCAAAATTATGACGTAACACTTCTCTCAAAGAAGTTGTATCATTTTGACGTAAAATTTCAATCTTTCCCTTTTGTGCCCTTTCTTTAGACACTTCTTCAAATACTTCTGGTATAAGTTTTCTTATCATATTTCTTTCTCCAAATTTCAACCCTCGTGGATCTTGTAAATTAGAACTCATTTAAGTGCTCCATTAAATTTTTAAGTCGTTTTTTCATAAAATAATTTAACATTTTACTTCTATCTCCCGATGTTTGTTTTTCAAATTCTTCAATAATATCTTTAGCCATCACATCTGGTATAAACTCAAAATCGATTAATTGTTCATTTCGTTTATATCCTCTTAACATTCCTTCTGTGCAAAAGTCTCTTAAATCCTGATCTATCCAACCCGCCAACTTTTTTCTTGAAATGGGTGTTTGTCTTTTACCTTTAATCATAAAAACATCATCTGGAGACATAAAATTAGGAACCCCATCACTACTATCTCCTAAAAAAATATGTTCCTTTATAAATTTGGCGGGGTTTTCTTGTTTGATATATTTTTTTGTAATAGGTGAATATTGGCTAACATTTGGAAATTTCTGTAATTGAGCAAAATCTTTATCACCAGAAAGTATCAAAATTGGTTCTACTTTTCCTAAATCTACATTTTCATATGAATGTTTAGAAATAACTGCTATAATATCATCTGCTTCAGCCCTTAATAATTTCACAACCTTATAGGGCATAAAATCTTCTAATTCTTCGCGCACAGCATTTAAAATATCATATACACTATCCCAATCTATATCAGATTTTTTTTGTGCAATTTTTCTATGTGCTTTATAATTAGGAAAAACATCTCTTCTCCAAGGATTTGGAGAATCTACACATATAACAATCTCACCAAACTTAGTATAAAACTTTTGTTTTTGAAGCCGGATACTATTCAAAATCATATGTCGCACCAATTGCACATCTAATTTTTCATATCTCATTTGTTGCATAATATTAGCAATTGCTAATTGAGAATAATCCACAAGTATCATAATACACCTTTTTCTATTTCACCACCCTTAACAAAATGGTTTCATTATTAAGTCTTCCATTCATTTCCGAATGTTTAGCATTAATTTCATCTAATACTTTTCGTAAAACTATTTTACCACCTTCTAACACTCTTACTAAAACCTCATCAGGTTTGCGTAAGGTTTTACATATTGAATTCATCGGCTCATAATTTTTAAGAGTTGTTCCTTTAATAGTAAGACCCGCATGAGTGTTAGTATGATATACTCCCAATTTGCGAGTTTTTGTATTAAATACCCAGAGTTGTTCTGCTCCAATAATTTCTGATGGATTAACAGAAGCTATTTTATATTCATTATCTTCTTTTTTATATTTTATATTAGTAAGTAATTTTTCAACTGATATTGGTTTCTTCTTGCGGGGAGTGCGCGTTTTTCTTGCAACATTAGCCCACTTTTCACAATCTGAAATCACCTTCGTATAAAGAGCCCGGAGCTTTTTTAATTGACTTGGTTTCCAACATGAATAGGCCTCTTTAATTTCTGCGTCCCTTCCCTTTTCTAAAGCAGAATTAATTTCATTAAAGTCTGGCTGAAGTTTTAATATTAATTTACTGGCGTGTAATGATTTAACTTCATTTTTTTGTAACCAAAAATATGTATCAAACTCCTTTTTGAAATTGCTGTCTATTACTACATCTATTTCATATTCAAGTTCTCCAACAAACGTTGATACTTGTTTATGAATATGTTCTTGGATATTAGGTCTCTTCTTATTAACAACTTCTGAAGGCTTTGTTATTATTGCTACTGATAATAATCTATCGATTTCTCGACTTATTTTTTTCTGGGTATCATCAGGTAATATACACCCACGAAAAGCCATTCTACCCAAAAAACCATAGGAAGAATGAAACTCAAATTTATTAATTGTCTTAATAGAAATGATTTCTTTTTTAGGTTTGTTTAAAGAGGAAAGATATTCTATAAACCATTGTTTAGAGTCATCAGGACCATAAAAATGATGATACCAATTTAAAGAGGTCATAATGTCAATATCAGAAGCAACGTGTCCCAATTCCCAATCTGGCTCACTACCCATATATTTTTCATCAAGACTTTTTGGAGACCTTGTTACGGTTCCCTTTTTAATTTTCTTTGGCTTTTTCATAATTATATCTTAGGTCATGTTTTTACTATTCTTCTGTAATAACATCATCATCCAAATAAACATCCATATTAAACGGCATTGTTCTCCGTATTTCATTTTCATTGTTTACTCTTATAATCTGCAATTGCTCCTTTAATGGCATCTTCTGCCAATACCGAACAATGAATTTTGACAGGCGGGAGCGATAATTCTTCCACAATTTCTGTATTGTTAATAGTAGTTGCTTCATCAAGGGTTTGCCCTTTAACCCATTCTGTTGCCAAA